ATACAACTGAAATCACCAACACATTGAACAACCATGCCTTTTCTGCTCTGACTCAAATCCAAATTAGCCAAGTTTTCAGCATGTATGTTATTGTTGATTAAATCTATTCTGTATTTTACAATATTTTCTGGTTCATTAGGATTTAATTCACCACTGGGTGTTTCTATTTCTATACTGTTTGACTGGTCTCTTCTTGTTTTGTCTGCATATACAACTTCTGCTTTGTTAAACAAACTGTATAATTCTGTGCCAGTTATTTCTATTTTACTAACAATGTTGTCATCTGTTAAACTGAATGTTGATGCAGTTGGTCTATTTGGTATTGCTTTGAATTTACCCTGTTTGTTATCAAATGTAAAGAATGTAGCCGCCGCTTGACATATTTTATTAATGTTTGTTGCTACATCATTACCTGTGTTTATGTAACCATTAATTTCCCAACGATCAATAGTAGCATTACCACCTGTGTTTGGTGTATAAGTTATAGTTTCTGCACAATAACCTTTCATTGCTGTATTGGCAGTATCTGTTATAGAATTAACATCAATTATAGTATTGCTGAGTCCTGCACCATAACGTGTATTATTTAGATAATCAATTAAAACATCACCTGGGTTACTCACACTGTTTGTTATGTCAAATGTCATTGGTGGTAAACCAGTTAAACCATTTTCTGCATCATAATCTATTTGCACAATAGCATATAACAAGTCTTCTAAACTATATGAAACGGCGTTAGTTGCATGAGGCAAATACGCATAAGCACCACCACTTAGTCCAAAGAATTTACCAAATGTGCTGGCATATAAACCTATTCTTATTTTACCTGCTAATTCTGTTTTTACTGTTCCACCTTGTTCTGTGATACTGGTTAAACTACCACCGCTATCAAAATTACAAGTATCAGCATTTTTATATACTTTGTTAAGTGTATAAGTGGCACCATCTACAACTTCTCCCAACACAATAATATATGTCATTGTTTGGTTGTTGTTTGATATAGCAACATCAGTAATAGGTCCGCCCATTATGTTTCTACCATATGGAACACCTATTCTGTTGTCTGTGCTGGGTGCTACCTGTATTTTAACACCTGGATCTGGACCCAAGTCCTGTCCTGGTATATCAAAAGCACCTGTAACTTTGGCAGTTGCGTATGCTAATCCACCAGCAACTACACTGGCTACTAGAGCACCTGTTGCACTGAGTCCTATACCAGCAATAGTTATAAAACTACCTGTAAGTCCTACAGCACTGGCTATTGTTGCACCTATAAAACTAAAAACTGCCATATTATCCTCTAAAAATCCAATTGAAATCTATAGGTTCCCAACCTCTAGTGTTTAATTTTAAATCTGGTGTTGAACTAAGTGTTGTTAGAGTAAAACTTTGTATTTTATTGTCTCTTTTAAGTTCTTCACCTATACGCACATACTCTTTTAACAGTCTTGCACCCGCCGTAGAGCCCCTGTAAGCACTTTCTACCCACCATGCTATCTCTGTCATGCGTTTTACGTGGGGCAACCATATATCGCCCTGTATACTTGCTAAAAGCATACCCACTACCTGATGTTGTTCCTCTACTACTAATGCTACGCCTTCACTGGTAATATAGTCCAATACACGATTTACATGTTGATTGTCATATTTTGGATTATGTAAGTCTTTTACAGGATTACTGTTAGCAAAATCAATCATTAAACGTTTGATTTCGTCATAATCCTTAATTGTAGCACTTCTTACTTTCATTATCTTCTCAATGTGTTACGGAATCCTGTTCCATCACCACCAGCACCACTGCTACCACCACCATTATAGTTACCGCCATCATTTCCTTCTCTACCAAAATTAAATGTGCTCTGATATAATTCTGGTATTCTATCAAAACTGCCATCACTGGGGTATAGCCTTCTTCTATTATTAGGTTCTGTTCTTTGACCGCTTACTTTTGTTTGTAACAATGTCCATATACTAGCACAAGTTACTGTTACACCATAATCATTGCGTTTTTCAATATAATTGTATGCTTCATTAATTGCAAAATTAGTAATAACACCTTTATAACGAGTATACACATTGGCTGTGTCTAATTCGTTGGTTGTTGTGTCCATAAATACACGTTTTATTGTGACATTTCCGCCTTTTACAGGTTCAGTCATTATGATATTCAAATAATTTACTTCTGTGCCAGTGCTACTGCTGGGTATACCTGCTAAACTGATTGCTATGTCACCATTTGTTATTTTTAAGTTGTCATCTACATCAGTTATGTTTAAAAAAGCACCTAATTCAGTATAATTGTTGCTGTCAACAGTATAAGGTTTATGTGCATCACTCAAATAGTAAACATTACCATTTAAATCTAAATCTATAAGTGTTACAGGCCAAATATTTGTGCCTTGAACTGCTGGTATACTTGTGCTCATTATGTAATTACTTCCATTAATACAAAATCTTCATCAAATTCAACTAAATCATATGGAACAACATTATAAGTTGGATTTACAAAACATTTTACATGAAAACGCACATCACTACCCACTCTAAATCCACCTGTGTCTAACGTTGAATCTGTTTGAGTTAATACTGCTCTGTGAACTGGTATAGTTACGTTTCCGCCTGTGCTGAATGCTACATCACTGGTAACTTGATAAGGATATCTATACACATTTGCATTTCCTAGGGGTTGTATATAGTCGCCTTTCTTAAATAAATTTGTTGCTGACCCTGTAAGACCGCTACAATCTACATAAAATTCACTACCACTATATGTATTAAGTGTGATATTACCTAAATCACTTGCTGTTGTATCACCTAAATATGCTGTTAAATAACTTAAATTTGTATTGTTAGCACCTATGTCAACATTTGATTCTGTAATTCTATCTATATCATCAAGTGTTTGTAATGTTCCTCTGCTTTCACTGTATTTTAATCCTCTTGGAGAACCCACAGTAAATTGATATACAGCAGGACTTCTTTGTGCTGTTTTTAAATGTCCGCTTCTACTCACACTCTGTGCTGTGACCTTACGTTTATTAATATTCAAGTAAGTTGCGTTATCTATAACAAATTGAACGCTCATTATAATCTCCCTCCTGGGCTACGTCTTCTGCCTGCTTCTGTAACAGCATATATGAATTCTGGATCTCTTGCTAGACGTTCTTCAAAACTACGGCTGTCAATTGCTTGTATATTATAAGTGACTGATGTTGTTCCTCCTGCCATCATGTTGTTTGGCACTATACTACCACCATTGCCTGGCACAAATAATTCAGGTCCTCTTTCACCCACTATGTATGGTTGATTTGCCATAACAGGACCACCCATTGCTTTACCTGGTAATTTGTAAAATTTATCGATACCACCAGCACCTGTAAAGTCTATGCCATATCCAAATATTCCAAAAATACCTTTTAGGAATGGTATTATAACTGCCATACGAATTGCTTGTGCAATAATTTCATTAACTATGGTTTTGAAAAAGTCTTTAAAACTGCTTAAAACATCTTTGCCTTCTGTGAGTGCTAATGCTAGATCATCACCTAATCTTTCTGTAGCACTGCTAAACACACCTAATAATTCTTCACCTGCTGTTTTGTAATCTGCAACTGTATTTGCTAATTCTTTAGCACCATTTTTAATTTTAGTGCTACCACCTTCAACTGTGTCTGCAAGTTTATCAATAATACGTTTTGTTTCTTCGTCTGCTTGTTCTCCTGCGGCTCTAAGATTTGCTATTAAGGTTGCTACATAATCCTGTGCTCCTGTAACAGGAACTGCTGTGAATACATCACCCAGTGCTTCTCTGACTTTGGGTAAGCCATCTGTTCTAACTTTGTTTGCGGCATTTTGTATGTTTTCAAAGAATTGTGTAACATCATCACTGCCACCTGCCATTTCAATCAGTTTACCAATGCCTTTACCTAAGAATGCTACTGCTTCTACAACACCACCTATAACTCTGGCGGCGCCATTCATTACTGCATATATAACTTTACCAAATTTGTCTTGAATAAATGTTGCAACACTCTTAAGTGCATTAAACAACATTGTGAAGTAGTCAATAACAACAGCACCTATTTCAAGGAAACTGTAAAAAGCATTTACAACACCTTCACCTATAGTTTTGGCAAATGCTGATATTGTTTCTTTGTTGTTGTCAAATATACCAACCATTTCGTTGATAAATGCTGTGAATTCTGGAACTATGGCATCACCAATTGCACTTTGGAATTGGAAAAATCTGTCACCTGCTTGTGATAAACTACCTGTTAGTGTTACGTTTAAGTCATTAGCCGCACCATCTATGCTTTCACCAAATTCACGTAATTTTTTACGAGTTTCTTCAATACTGTAACTGGCACCTGCTTCAAATCCAGCCATAGCAAGAACACCTTTTTCCCTAAACATGTCTGCCGCACCAGCACCAGCACTTAAGGCTCTCTGTAACTGACTACTTGCGTCTTGGAAACTTAATCCTGTAACAGCCGCAATATCAGCCGCTAATCTTGTGTTCTCTTCTAACTCTTCTAAATCTTTACTTACTGTTGCTAAGGCTGGTGTAGCACCTGCTATCTCTTCAAAAGCAAATGGTAATTCTTGTGCTATGTCTCTAACTTGTTGAAGTGCTAGAGCACCACCTTCTGCACTACCAACAACATTTTTAAGAACAACTCCGATGTCCTGTATTTGTTGTGCGGCACCCACACTGCCTGTTATGCCATCCAGTGCTTTTTTAATACCCAAAAAGGCTGTTCCTGCTATTGCTAATTTACTTGCTAAACCACCAAATGCTCCGCCTACACCTCCAACACTGCCTTTGACTCTACCCAAACTGGCCTGAGCACTTTTGATACCTCTATCAAACTGTCTGCTGTTTAGGGTTAATGTTACTTCAATATTTTTAGCCATCTTATGTTACTCTTTTTATAAAATTTCCTACCAGTTTGTCCAACTCATTGCTTGTTGGTTCTGTCATACCTTTAGGTGATTGCTTACTCCAACCTTCATCAAGTCTTTCAGCATATCCATACCTTGCACCTATAGTATTCTTTTTCTCTAACTTTGTTCTGTTACGAGCATTACCACCTCTTATGGGTGTTTGACTTCTAAAATATTTATAACCTTCTTTCATAACTTCCTCAGTTAGAATCTCCAGTTCTTCAAACATTCTTTCAACTTCACCTGCGTTTATTGTTACTTTAGCCATTTCTCGCTTTTTCCAATCTCTGTTTTAGTTCGTCAGTATCATACATATGATCTGGCATTGGCGTTTTGTTTCGTTTACTGTTTTGTAATGTTTGCCACGCCGTGCTTACATCTAAAACCATTAAGTCAAATGTGTCTGCTGTCTTTAAAACTTGACTGGGTAGAACACCATATGTTCTAGCCAGTGCGTCTATTAGTAAAAGCCATTGTGTTTCTTTAGAATCTTCGTTTACTACGTGGCTTGTTACTTTCCCAACTTGTCGCCAATTAATTTAATGGCTTCTGTTAACACATCAATTGGCAAAATTTTATCTTCACTCATAACAGGTTTGCCTTCTTCATTCAATATTAAATCCACTAGGATATCTGTGAATTCCAAAGGGTTTTCTTCTTTAATTGTGGCTAATTTTGCGAATATATCCAAAGGTTGTCTGTCATATATATGGAAATCTAATTCTTCTCCATATTTTTCAACAATCTTTGGTTCTGTGATTGTTAACTTGATTAGTGTGGGTTTTACTGCTAAATCTTGTAAGTTCATATCTTAATCCTTTATATCTCTATGTTTTAAATCATGTAATGCTGTTAAGCAAAATGATAATCTGTTTGATGCTTTATCTACATCTGCCTTAGCACATCTAAGTTCATTCTGTGCTTTGGCTATCTCCTGTTCCATGCTCTTCAGCACTTCCAGTAGGGTGTGTTTCTCCCAAATCTGCATGTTCTTCTTCCTGTATATCTATATTTATTTGTTCTTTGTGTTTTTTGCTTGGTTTGATACCCAATAATTCTTCTACTTCATTTTTACTATGTGGATGAGTATTGATAGTAAATGTATCAGATGATTTTGCGGTTTCTAACCATTTGATTGCTAATTCTTTTGTTTTTTGTTTCATATTATTACCTTAAAAGTGTGGGGGATAAAAATACCCCCCACATGATCAATTTTTACGGAACTGTATGCTCAGTAAAATCTCCATCTACCTCAATAGTAACAGGAGTTACCCAAACGGGTGCATCCATGTTAACTGTTGGTGCTAGACCACTAACAAATCCACTTCCTGATAGGAATTTTGAATCTTGATCTGTTCCATCGAAATATACGTTGAAAAAGACCTTGGTCTTGTCTTTGCTTACACCAAATAAGCCGTTTTCTTTTGCATCGTCATCTAAGGCTGTGCCTGTTCCGAAGAATGCATCTGTGTCTACGACACAGTTTAAACTTAATTGGTTGGTTGCAGGTGTTGTAGCGGCATTCTCAGCAGTTGAATCTAGTGTTTTCCATCTAAATACACCTGTTGAGTTGTTCACTGTTATATCCTGCATGTAAGGAACGACTAATGCGTTAGCGGCAACGTTGGCTTCATCGCCTGAAACCGCTGATAGATGTAAGACTGCTTCTGAGCCAGCACTTACATTAATAATCGCCATTGTTGTCTCCTTTCATTAAACAGTAATAAAATTAAAATTAAAAGTATAGATCAAAACATCTGCCTCAATATCTGTTGACATAGCACACTCTCTTGTGGGTTGTCCACTAACAGATTGTCTGCTATTCAGTATTGCGGCTGTTACAGTATCTATATCACCTGGAGGATTTTTAGCATCAACTGCCAAATATCCTGTTACAGTAGTAGTAGTTTGAGCAATATCATTGTTGTCAAGAGTATTAAACAACTCCTCTTTGCTAATGTTATCCTCGTCAAGATATACAAACTTCATATTTTTAATATAAAGTGGCTCTCCAGCAGAACTAAACGGTAATTCAGCACTCACACTAACGTTAGTTGATGCGAGTGCTACGTCTAAATTTGCTTTGAGAGTATCTCTAACTGCCATTACCTTACCCTAGTAGTTGCTCTACGGCCTCTGGTTCTTCTAGTTAAACTAAAACGAACCATTTTTTCACCGTCTTCAACTGTGCCGTCATTATCACTGTCATACCAATCAAACATGTTTAACAATTCTGCGAACAGTTCATTAAACTTGTCATCATAATATTGTATTTTTTGCACTTCGCTGGATTCTGGATTACCAAAATCAGCAACTTTGGGCAACAAATACTCTTTTAGTGTGTAATAACAACACATATCTGTGAAATCTGCCTTTCTGGACTTGATTAAATTAGGGTTAAAAGCAGGTATGTTGTCTATGCTGTCATATCCACTACCTGCATAACCCAAATATTCACGCCATCTAGCACTAGCACGAATCTTTTGATTGATTCTGTTAGTTGCTTTTGTGGTCAGATCCTCAATATAGTTGTTTAAACTACCAGGAGTATCCGGCACATTAGTGAAGTCTAATTCATTAGATTCAAACAGTCTTTGATCTTTGTCTTTAACGTCCAATGCCTCTGCGTAACTAACTACGTCTGTTCCTGATAAAATAAATGCCATATTGTTCTCTCTATACTAAATTATCCTTACGCAGACGCTAGGTCTCTTGGTAAGTTACCACTCCTAATGAATCTACAACCAATCGCTTGTCCGATTAGGCCCTCAAGCAATGCTTGGTTCGCCAAATCTTGTGCAACTGTCCCTATTGCGCCATTGCTGATTCCACCTACACCGTTTAATTCTTTTGCAAGATGTAATTCGTGTGCTGGTGTAACAATCGCTACGTAGAATCCTGAGCCATCTGTAGGAGCATTTTCGTTCCTTAAATTAGCAACAGAACTAGAGAACTGGTCTAAACTTGCTCTAAGAGTTGTGCTAGATTCTGAGATAACATTAGATGCAATCACTGCTCTACCAAAATTACTTCTTACTCTAGCAAAACCGTTTCTCACTGTAGCAATCATTTGATAATTATCTTTGTCAACATCGTTGAACATTTTAACAGTTGGTTCTCTCTTAGATGCATATGATCCAAATTCTGGACTTAATACTAAGGATACGTCTGCACCTGACAATTGAGCCGCGTTTGCTGTTCCATCATTGCTGAGGTCAACGTTAGCGATGTCAGTTAAAGCATCTTCTGAACCTGAAGCAAATAAGTTCATACCTGCTTGGTCAGTTGCTTGTGCAATACTTCTTGAAAGTCTTGTTACAACTGCGTTTCTTACTGTTTCGAAACCACCGTCTTCTAGTGATTCTTCTGAGATCTCTGTTCCTGCACCTCTTTTGTTCACTTGTAGTGAAACTGAAGTTGGAATGAAATTTTGATCATTGACACCTAGGATTGCTGTATTTTCTGATACCGCAGCCGATGCCGCTGTCCATGCGTTTGTTACTGGGATCTTCATGGTATTTCCCACACCGCCTGAAATGTTATATGAGTTTAAGATGATGCTTGGATTTGGTAATAAAACGAAATTATCGTAGTAAGGAATCAAATCCGCAACAACGTCTTCATATAACGCGGTGATATTGCCTGTATATGTGGCCATTTATATCTCCTTGATAATATAAAATAATGAGATTATCTCAGCAATTTTTCTGCTGGTGTTCCTCTCACCGTGTTTTTCATTTGTTCAGAAATCATTTTATCAGTTATTTGACTTCTAGAAAGATTTCTGTTCCTTTCTCGTAAACTTACATAAGCACTTCTGTATGCTGGATCGGTTTTCATACGACTTTCGTCTATGCCTTTCACAACTCCAGATGCGTCTGGTTG